ACCTATATGGGGGAATGCACCAAAGCCCTTGTGGCCGCAAGCCTCGAGCTCGAATACACAGGCATTGAAATACGCAAAGAACAATTCGAAGAAAACAACAAGCACATAAAGAACTACTCATTGGAGCACAAAGCACGCTGTTTACTTGGAGATGCAAAGAACGTAACGAAGCTCTGCAAAGGAATGGAATTCGACTTTGCATTTACCTCTCCACCCTATTATGACCTTGAAGTGTACAGCAAAGAAGAAGGCGATATAAGCGCCAAGCAAACTTACATAGAATTCCTCCAGGAATACTTTGAAGCAATTGATGGAATGTGCAGCTTGTTGAAACCCAAATCCTTTGCAGCAATAAAGGTGAGCGAAATAAGGAACAAGAAAACAGGCATTTACAGAAACTTCGTTGCTGACACAATAGCCGGATTCCAGAAAGCAGGAATGCAATACTGGAATGAAATAATCCTTGTAAACGCAATAGGTTCCTTGCCCCTCAGGGTAAGAAGATCCTTTGAAAAATCAAAGAAGGTTGGAAGAACCCACCAAAATATACTGGTGTTCAGGAAGCCGTGATGAAATGGAAAAGCTATACATAAACCACAAGAAGATTCGGGCTCAGGTAATCAAAGAGCACCTTGGAGAAAGAAAAGCATTTTGCTTCTCATGCGGGAATGCAACCAGGGAATTGAAAATAGCCGGAGTAAACGTTATTCCTATAAGCCCCAAGGATGAACTCAATGCAACAACATACATTCACCCTAACAGAGCATTGAAACTCTTTGAATGCTTTAATGCAACCAGTGGATGCCTCCCCATGTTCCTTGTGAAAGAAATGGCTCGGGAGATACGCATTAAAATACCCAAGGAGATACGGGAGAAACCTTGGAAGATATATGTACCAACTGGAAGCGGTGAACTGCTCTTGACTCTCATGTACGTATTCCCAGCAAGCGTACTTAGACCATTTACAACTACGTATCCTCCATTGAACTTCGAAAAGTTTTCTCCATTGTATGATTTCATCACAACCAATTTCGTGGTTGAACACTGGGGGGATCTTGACATAAAACAAGCATTTGAGAAGGTGAAGGACGAATCCGGGTACTTTATTTATACGGAGGGGATCTAATGCCAAAGAAGAAACCCGTTCGGAAGAAGAAACCCGTTCGGAAGAAGAAACCCGTTAAAGTAGAATGTGGACCATTCAGACCCACAGTAAGAGATGACCTAAAGGGGCTTACAAAAGAAGAGCGCCACCAGTTTGATGAGCAGGTTGCGGGCCTGAGAATGGTGCAAGGAACCTCGTTCAAAGCTATTGCAGACCAGCTTGGGTGCAGCAAATCAACAGCCCATGCAGCATATGTAAGATACATGCAGGAATACCGTAACCTCAATTACAAGAACGCAGTAACCCTCATGGGAGAATACCACGCAAGATTAGCTTTTGCTTGGAGGCATCATTTAGCCAAGTATGCTAAAACACAACCCAAAGGAAAACAAGAACCCGGGGACGTAAGCCTACTCAAAACTGCAATGGATATCCAAAACTCTGGATTCGACAGATTGCAAAGCGCAGGGTTTTTGCCCAAGATAAAAGAGAGGTTTGAACACAGCACAGATGAAGAAATGAAGCTCTGGTATTCCCAGTTCTTTACTCCTGCAAAGAAGATGAAAACGAAGAAGAAGGTGAAGAAAAAATGAGCGAATTTGAAAAACCGAGTGTGAAGACGTTTGAGGCAAGTTCTGCAAGAGAACTGGATGCAAAAATAAACGAATGGTTTGAACAGATGAACAAGCATTCAACCATGAAGGTATTTACCACGAAGCTTGCAGTAATGAGAGCCTTCCCATGTATGTGGAAAAAGGAATATGTTTGCACGCTGTTTTACAGAAGGTTCAGGAGGGATCACAGATGAGAATGGTGGAGATTACTTGGGATGATGCGTACAGCTCTTCAGATTGGCATACTCTCGAACAAGCAAAGAAACTGTTGGACAGGCCTAATGTAATAAAGAGCATAGGGTATCTCATGGCTGAAAACAAGAATAGGGTTGTGCTTGTGGGTTCGGACGGAGGAGATATATTCGGGGAAGTCCAGGTAATTCACAAAGCTGCCATTATAGAACGGAGGACGTTGAAATGAGCGGAAGAATCAAGTACATAGATTTGAGCGCTCCGCAGCTCACAGGGCTTCTTAGAGGAGAGTTCAGGCTTGGGTTCGGCACACATAAGAACCTCCCTAAAGATGCGCTTATTGTGGGCCTTGAGAGGTTGATTACTGGAGATGGAAGAATCATTCCCTTGAACGGTTTTAGGCTCCACGTGCACAGCGAGAAGTTTCCTGAGGTTGGGCCAAGTGGGCAAATACCTCGGTTGCGTTTAAGCATAGTGAAATGCCAGGGCTGCAAAGTAGTAGCGCATGAGCGTTTGAAACAGGAAAGGGAGAATACACAAATTGTAACAAAAGAAACTCTTAGTCGTGGTGTGCAGGGTGCAGCCTCCCAGAAAAATGGTAAGGATTGTAAGCAGGTGGTGGAAGATGAACCGAATGCAAGCGAATTCCCTGAGCGGGCAGATAGCAATACTCCTGTTGGTACGGGAGAGGATGATTCAGAAGGCAAGGAACTTAAAGCTCCTCCAAGAGATGCGGATGAAAAGGATGAGCACAGCACAAAAGAGGCGTGAAGATGGGCAAAACTGTTGATATGAAAACCGGAGAACTCATTAAAGAGGGGAAGAAAAAACCGGAGAAGAAGCCTGAAGAGAAGGATGGGAGTGTTCGATAAACTCAAGTTCTTTGAAACCATAGGCTATACTCCCCACCAAGGACAGCTGAAGCTCCATACAAGCAAAGCAAGATTTAGAATACTGGCTTGCGGAGCTCGCTGGGGAAAATCAACTGCTGCTATGTATGAAGCAATGGCTGCAATGGTAAAACCTGATTCTATGGGCTGGGTTGTGGGTTGTACCTATGATATGGCTGACATTATCTTTGGGCCGCTTATTAGGGAATGGCTCACCATACGCCCGGACTTTGTTGAAAGCTATTCCTTCTCAAAGCGATACATAATGCTCAAGAACGGAGCTCAAGCCTGGGCAAGAAGCGCAGAAAAACCAGTTTCACTTCTTGGAAGAGGGTTGGATTGGGAAGTAGTTGATGAGCCCGGAAACATGAAGGAAATTGTTTGGCAAGAATACCTGCAATCAAGATTAATGGAAAGAAAAGGCTGGGCTATGTTTACCTCCACACCCAAGGGAAAAGGCTGGTATTGGCATTTGTTCAAGAAGGGCCAGAAGAAAAACGAAAGCATGTATGATTCAGATTACCATTCACAAGAAGGACCCTCCTGGCAAAACCCCATTGTGGACAAAGAGTTTGTGATTAGGAGCAAAAAGAATTACACGGAAAGGTATTGGAGGCAGGAGGTACTTGGGGAATTCCTGGACGATTCCGGAACAGTGTTCAAGCACGTAAGAAGATATGCAACCGGCAGCCTTGCGGAACCCATTGAAGGAATGGGATACTCAATTGGAGTGGACCTTGGAAAGAGCCAGGATTGGACAGTAATAACCGTAATGAATCCTGATGGGTGTGTGGTGTATTGGGAAAGAATTGCGCAAGGAACAAACTGGGACGTGCAGCGCATGAGGGTGGCAGAAGCCAGCAAGAAATACAACAATGCAACTTGCTATGTGGACAGCTCAGGCCTGGGAGATCCGGTTGTAGATGAAATGATGGCGGTGGGTGTTCCTGTGTACCCTGTGAAAACCGCGCAGGAAAAACCAATGCTGGTTGAAGCACTTGTAATCGCAATGGAGAACGGAAAGATTTGTTATCCTGATTTGCCTATACTCATAAACGAGCTCGAGATCTTCGAACATGGAAAAACCGGAATAGCAAAAAGGGATACTTACAACGCCCCAGAAGGTTTCCATGATGATGCGGTAATTAGCCTTGCGCTTGCATGGAGAGGGCACGGTTCCGTCGAGGGTTGGGCTATCCCAACAAAAGGTTTATAAGTTCAAGTGAGATATGTGCGTGTGGGCCTATGGTAAGCATCTTTGGTTTTGAAATAACCCGTGGCAAGGAAAGCAACGTTGAAGCATTAGGGAAAGACAGGCCAGCAAGAGGGTATGGAACTTCAGATTACTTGAATTTTGAAACGCAGTTTGACAACATCTACTTAGGGGAGCTCTACGATTATGCGTTTTACAGCGACACATACCGCACAATAATTGAAACCCTGGAAAGAGAGCTTTTCAGAAACGAAATAGAAATTGAATCCAATTTCGTTTCGAAGTGCACAAACCCCAAATGTGAAAAGGAATTCAAAGAGGAAATGGAAAAATGCGATAAATGCAACGCAGTAACCAGGGAGCCTTCTGAAGAACAGAAGCAACTCCTTGAGGGATTCGAGAACTGTGCAAACCTCAACAAACAAACCTTTGAAGAAATACTGGGCTCTATTGAACCCGACCTGGACATAGTGAATAACGGTTACTTGCTTGCCCTGAAGGAGTATGGCTATGATGATAAAGGGTACATTATCCAAGCCAACGTGAAAGAATTTGTTAGGGGAGATCCACTGTTTTTGCGAAAGATAATCAGCAGAAAAGGAGTACCTGGAATTGATTTTCATACTGGTAAGCCAGTGATGGTTTGCCCGATTCACAGAACCAAACGCCAAAGTGGAGAATGGTGTTCAGAGCCCTATTGCAACAAGCACCTTTATCCGGCGCATTACTACACATGGAGCGATTCAGAAATTTATTATATTGCAGGGGAAGTATGCCACCAAGTGAAATTCGGCAAAACTGTATTCTATGGATTCCCCATGGCCCTTACGGTAATAAACAAAGTGAGAACGCTTATTGCAATGGACTTATATGTGCTCCAATATTACACTGGCAAGAAATCTCCGAAAGGATTGCTTGCAGTGTTTACGGCTAATACGAAAAGCGCAATGGCTGCATGGGAAAAGTTCTTGCAGAAAACCAAAGAAGATCCGCACTCAGTCTATCCGCTTTTTGTTCCTCCTTCATCTGCAAAAGAAACAGGCGACCCAGCAAAATACATTGACTTTGCGCGCTCCCTGGAAGAAATGCAGTACATGGAAGCACGTACTGAAATGACAAATAAAATCGGAGCTCCGTTCGGTGTTTCCCCAATATTCCAAAATGACCTAAGTACAAGCGGAGGCTTGAATAACGAAGGATTGGAAATAACCATAACTAATCGAAGCATGGAATCAGCACAGAAACCCCACAATGCTTTCCTGAATTTCATGCGGGAACAATTGGATGTTACTGATTGGACACAAAAGCTTGGGCAGCCTGAAGAACGAGATGAAATGGCAGACTTGCAGCTTGAACAACAGAGAATATTAAATGCTCAAGGTATGGCGCTAATTGGATATGATGCTAAAATGAATGCCGAGGGTGAGTTCGATTACGAAAAGAGCAGCTCACCTCCCACCCACACAGGCTCTGTACCGGACGTTCCTGGGGTGGACGAGCCTTTGGCTCCCGCAGGTTCACCCCAGCCCCTCGGCAAAACAGATAAAAAAAAAGAGGAACTATTGATTAAGGGCATGATGGCCGCAATGGCTGGGCTTCCTGGTGGATTCAGGAACATGGGCAAAGCCTATGACATGAAGAAAAGTGCAAAGAAACCCCCGGTATTCCAGCCTAAAATGGACGACCTAAAGAAAATTGAGGAAATGATTTATGGCAAGGCTTTCAACAAGCTCAACAAAATAGAATCGGACCAAGTAAGAAGCGTGCTAATTCAGAACATTGCAAACCGTGGAGATTGGAATTCTGCAAAAAGAGAAATTGCGAAAGTAGCTCCGCAGCTTTCCCCAGAAGAAATAACCCGGATAGTGAGCAACGAAGAAAACGCAATACGAAACTCTTTGCTTGAAGGAGCGTTTAAGGTTAATGATCCGGAAGCCAAGAACCTGTACAAATGGTTGGGGCCAAGTTTCCAGCCTGGAAGAAGCACTGAAGTATGCCAGAGAATAAAACTGCGCACTGTTAAGGGAGTACCAATGGCTGAGTTGAAAAAGATAGTGAAGGAAGAAGCCATTAGGGCATACCCAAACAAGCACATGCCAAGGGAATGGCAGCCTCACTTTGGTTGCCGGCATTCCATGGTTAGGGTGTTTAACTAATGGGGCAGCTCAACACGGAAATAAGCTCTCAGAATAAGCACAAATTACAAGAAGCCCTGGAAAAAGAAGTGGATGAATTAATGAACGAAATAATTGATTACATTTTCAGCGAGGCCCGTGAAAACATTGTGCGAAACGATACGATTGGAGTCACCAATAACCTCTTTAGAAAAGTAACCCTTGATAAAACCAGAAAGCTCGAGAAAACCCTTACGTTCGAAGCCCCGTATGCGGATTTCATTGAATACGGAACCGACCCGCACTATGTGAATTACAAACACCTGATTGAGTGGGCGAAGAAAAAAGCGGGTTTAAATGACCAGGATGCAAAGAGAATGGCATATTTCGTAAGCAAAAAGATAAAGGAAAATGGGATGAAAGCAAAACCCTTTTTGCGCCCCGCAATGGCAAAAGCAAAGAAAAAATACGGTTCGCTCTGAAGGAGCAACTGTCAGGTTTTTAAAGTTTCCACTTGATAGAGGGTTGTGCCCTCACAGGAAAAACCTCCTCTTAATTATGATGATGTTATTGTTCTTGATGAAAAAAACCGCATGTTTGCAGTTTGGAGCACGGCAGAAATTAAGGATAAACAAGGCGACCTAATTCCCTTTGAAGCAGTGATGAAAATTATTCCAATTATACTCAAGAGGCGTGCACCCATTACGATTGCACACACCAACAAGATTGTTGGGGAAGTAATAGGCATGCTTCCAGGAATACATCCCAAGTACAAGGTTCCGGCAGTAAGAACCATGGGGAGAATTTTTGATGATTATAGGGCTGATGATGCAGCTTGGGAAGGTTTGAAATCCGGAAAATACAAAGAATCTTCCATGGGTGGCCAGCAAGCGGGCAGAGATGCAAATGGAGAAGTTGAATGGGTTGAAACCTGCGAGATTGCGATTGTGGAAGCCGGAGCCAACCCTGGTGCAGATGACATGGTTCTTTCCATGGCAAAAGCAGGAGGGGAAGTGGGAAAAGAATACGATATGGAGCAAGTGAAAATGGGGATTGGAGTGGAAATGGAGCACACCAAAGACCCAAGAACCGCACTTAAAATTGCACTTGACCACCTGGACGAAAGCTCAGATTATTACACTAAACTCAAAGAAGTAGAATCAGAACAAAAATCACGCTCCGCAAAGGAGGATGGGAACATGGCAGAAGAAGAACCAAAAACCCCAGTGGTACCTCCGGAAAATCCGGAAGATGCCAAAAAGCAGGAACCTGGTACTCAGGAACCCGTAACCCCAGTTGCGGAGCCTGAAGAGGACAAGTACGTGCAGCTTGAAAAGCGCATGGCAAAGATGGAGGAGAGTATTCCTGAAATTGTAAAAGAAGCAATTGCAGAAGCACTCAAAGCTCCGGAAACTCCTGAGGGAGCAGATGTGGCGCTGGGCAAGGAAGACGAACCCGCGCCAGCTGCAAAGCCCGCAGAAGCAAAGCCAGAAGAACCGAAGAAACCAGCCGCAGTTGAGGAACTGAATAAATCCCTGGAAACTTCGAAAACTCCAAGGCCCGATGCAGCAGAGAAAAAAGACAAGGGCTTTGCTATGGAAAAGGCACAGAGGAAAGCAGGAAGGTCAGAAAACCCCGCAGCAGACATTGCGAGAGGAAAAACCACATTAAGCACCCTTGATTTGGTGAAGGGGAAAGTGAAGTAAAGGTAAGGTGAAAAATATGATACCCACACGAGAAAATCTTGCCCTTATGGAAGAACTCATAGCGGAAAACTATGGGGGAACCCCGAGGGGACCAGAAGAAATTAGGGACATGGCCAAGATAGATGCACCAATTCTTTCAACCACAAGCGGATTTTTCAACACCGCTTTCGGAGCATCTGTTTTTGAACAGCTGAACAACAGTTCAACATTGTTTAACCTGCTTCCGAAATTCGCATACAAACGCGGAGGTTTCAGATCCGGAGAAACAAGGTACATAGCAAGCGGTATTGGTGTTGCTGAAAACGGGGCAATTCCGGACAGCGTAAGGCCCACCAGGAAACAGATTCCTGTTGGAATCAAGGAGCACGCAATCGCTCTCGAGTATTCCGAAAGGGAAAGGCTGCTTGCACAAACTGACGATGATGTTGGTTTTGATGTGGCACATGAACTCGAGCTTGCGAAAAACTCTTTCGTATATGCGTTTGATGCGGATCTAAACGGGAACGTCACAACCGTGGCAGGAAACAACGTGGAATCGATTGACCGTGTTGTTTCTTCATACGGAGAAGTAACCAACTGCGCTGATGTGAACGCCAACGATTCCGACATTTACTCACAGGACAGGGATGCAGGAGCAACGGTTTATGATGCGTATGTAAACCATAACTCGAATGCTGCACATAATCTTTCAGATAAGATTGTGAGGGCAGTTGTTGAGAACACGGTTACGGCAGGAGCAAACCCGAAAACCCAAACCTGGTACACAGGAGAGGATACCTATGCACAGCTCATTGCTTTGTATGGGTCCCAGATGAGGTACACACAGCCTCACGACAATCCATTTGCAGCCGGAACGAAAGTGGAAGGCGATGGAAAGGCTGTGGGTTCGAATTTCGGAATGGAGATGGCAACACTGTACGGAAGGCCCATTTATGTAGCGCCCTCTGACAAAGTTGTGGCTCCGGGTAACTCCGTGATTTCAAACCTGTACTTGCTTGACACAGGTTATGACAAGGTGTACAACGAACCCATTCTTGGAATAAAGACGCTTCAGGCGCCTATTATTGCAAGGACTACTCTAAGGGAATATCCAGCGCACGCAAAACTCGGAAACGAGCACATAATTTATGCGGCAATGGAATTGGAGTGCAAGAGGTTCAACATTCAGGGCAAAGCCAGAGATCTTGACGTGGTCGTTTAGACCCGTCAGTTCTCAATTAAACTAAAGGTGAGTGTGTATGGCAAAGGTACTGAAAACCAAAAGAAAGGGCAACTTCAACGCCCACGTGAGCAATGGAGGAATTTACAATTTCCTCTATAATCCAGCTTGCAAGGGAATGCAGCTTGTTATGAACGACAAGCACGCAGAAGAAATTCTGGATAAATACCCAGGAGAATTTGAAGTTATACCTGAAAATAAGTGGCCTGAACGTTTTAAGGATAAGGCAAAAGAGCTTCATGCAGCCCGCGTAAAGGAGGCAGCAAAAGCATTCCCAGATCTCATTAATGAGAAGGTTTTGAAACCCGCAAAAGAAGCAGTGGGCATAAAGCCTAAGGGAGGCAAGTGAAATGGCATTTGAAGCAGTAAAACTCAGGGAAGGAGTTATCGGCGATATAGCGTACCAAGTGCACACATGGTCAGCTGGTTCTGATGCCACAGGTGTGATTGTTACAGGCTTCAGCGGGATTCTCATGGCTATTCCGAACAACGGAGAAAATGTTTCCGAAGGTTCGAAGGTTGAGGAAAACGTTGGAGCAGGTGGAGCCGAAAACGGTTCAGTTAAGATTACCCCAGCCGATACGACAAACGGTGTTGGGAGAATCTTGATTTTGGGAACCAGGTGAGGAAAGTGAAGAATCTCCTACTCACCCTTTTGCTTCTTGCAGTGGTGTTTGCCGGGGATTCATCAAGCACAGCTTCCCAGCTTCGATTCTGGGACGTATCAGATTTCCATCTCGACCCAATATTTTACGCAGATGAAAGCGTAAGCGAGCCGGGAATATTCGGTGAAGTTCGTGCCATTAATTTCAGCAATGAGCAAAGCGGAACCGACAATACGTTTTACCTGCTTGATGAAGAAGGCACTGCTATCTATACCAGAACAGTGGCAGCCGGTTCAAGCCATTACAACCGAAGTGCAGGAGCAAATTACACGGTTTACGGAAAAATAACTGCAAGCATTAAAAGCAACTGGACGGGAGGGGGAACCTTGCCAAGCGCAAATTTGGTTTCGTGGTTTAGGCTCGATGAGGGCACTGGAAACACAACTGCGGATCAAGAAAGCGTGAATACGCTTGAGCTTGGGACAAACAGCTCCAACCGACCTTCTTGGAATACCATTGGAAAAATCAACAATGCAACCACCCTTGATGGGACAAGCGATTGGATGCGCTTGAACCACAGCGCATACACGAACTTCACATATTCCAATGCGTTTGCGGTTGTTATGTGGTTTTACCCAGTGGAAGCTCCAGGCACCAATGAAACGTATTACATTTGGCATAGAGGAGTGCTTTCGGCAAGCAATGCAACCGGAGAAAATAGTTCATCTGTAAGGGTGTTAAATTCCTCCACAGTGCAGTTTGCACTAAAGCTCAATGATACGGATTGGGATGTAAACTATACGGAAACGGGCTTGTTCAGTGGAAATACCTGGACACAGTACGCTTTTGTGTACAATGATTCCAAGGCAGAGATTTGGAAGAACGGAGCCAAGGTTGCCAATGTAACCTTCGCAGCTGTGCAAACCCTGAATGTAACCACTGAGCCGTTTTACTTTGGCGATGGTTACGATTCCTGGAACAACAGTGTTGCAATCTGGGGAGCAGTATTGTACGATGAAATTTACATCTTCAATACAACGCTCGATTCCACGGAACTTGGATATTTGTATAGCCAAGATACCGGCAACCATGCCAATGTGAAAGTGGTGAGCAAGAGGTAATGCTATGGGAAAGGGAACAGATAGACCAAAAATCCGAGGAATTGCAAAATGGGAGCTCTATGACAAGGACGGAAACCTGAAAGAGGAAGGCACGGCTGAGAACGAGATTAAAAACCTCGGCTTGGCTGAATGCGCAAAACTTTCAGGGGACAGTCTTGGGGGCACCGCTTTCCTTGCCCTCGCGCTTGGTTCTGACAACACAGCAAACGACCCGGCTCAAACCACATTGGTTGCTGAAATTGTAACCAATGGGGGGGAAAGGTCTGCGGCCACAGTGAGTTCACAAACCACAGCAGTTGCGGATGATACTGCAAGGTACGTGCACCAGTGGACATTTACCGGAGCCCTGACTATCCAGGAGGTTGCAATACTCAATAATTCTGGTGCAGCAGGGGTAATGCTCGGAAGGCTCATAATTGGGCCTGTAACGGTCGCTGATGGGGACACGCTGAACTTCCAATATGATACCGTCTTTGGGTGATCAATTGGGTTCGATGGGAATGGGGAACTTTGCCAGGAGCACAGCCCTATTCTCAATTTTATTTCTTTTTCTTTTTTCAAGCATTTCTTTTGCAGCCAATTGGACAATAGAAGGGGATTCTGTTGTTTGGAATAATAGCATTGCAAACATACGCTGCAATGCTTACAGCACTGGCCTGATTAATCAGGAACAGGTATGTGAATTTGATTATTTTGGAAGCGCAAGCAAAACATTGAACTCCTCTTTTGTATTCAATAAAGATGATGGGGTAACTCCGAAGGCAGCTTACCTATGGAGGAACATAAGCCACGTTGCATATCACATGGTTGAAAAACCAGTGTACCATTCATGGGAACTTTCAAATGTTTCTTCCATAAAAACTACTTCCGGAGCCTGTGATTTTGGAGCTGAAACCTGCTCCATAAAACGAAACGTAACAATAAATGGAAGTAGCTCAGTACACTGCTTTGATTCTTGGGTAAACGATTCCGGAGAATACACTTTGAGCTGTACTTATCTTTCACCCGTTAGTGAAACGTACCCAAAATATTATTTTGATTGGGCTCCAATAACCGGGTTGTTTGAGGTTTCCAAGTTTGGAAATTATGTAGTTGGCACCATACAAAGCACCTGGGTGGAGAACCAATCCAGAGAAGTAAAATTTGAATATTTAACGGAGCCAGGAACCCAGGGGAAGTTTGACATTTATTTCCATACTGGCTCTGCACAAGAAGCGAAAGCTGACCCTTCAAAAATAATTCTTAAACTTGATCCTTGGTGGGGGGGTTCTTCTTGGGATTACAAACGCCAAGTGAACTTGACTTCAGGGGTAAATTCAACCCTAACAGATTTCCCTGCTCACTTTATTTTGGACACCCAGAGTTTAATTGGAAATGCAACCATGCAGGATGACTGTGATGACCTAAGGGTTATTAATTCTTCTGAAGATGGGGAGCTTTCCTTTGAGATAGAAGCGGGAACGTGCAACACTACCTCAACAATAGTATGGGTGAAAATCCCGACGTTCTATAATTCAAGCACAACAAACAGCGTTTATGCTTACTATGGAAATGCGGGGGCTTCAAATGGAGAAGATGCACTCACAGTATGGAGAGATGCAGGATTTGTGGGAGTGTATCATTTTAATACAAATATTTCTTTGTTTGATAGTGCAGGATATAACAATCTAACTCAAAACCCAACAGACCATAATTGTATTTTTCAATCTTCAACAGGGAAGTTTGGTAATGAGGTGAATTTCTCCAATGATTGTAAATATAATATAACTCCGTTTACAGCACTTCCAATAGGAAATAATGATTTTTATATGTCTGCATTTCATACACCTGAAACTACGGCAGCCACTTACTCACAAGGAATCTTCTGTTACGGAGCAATAAGTAATGCAAAACTACTTAATGCAAAGGTCCGTGGCAAGTCGGTCTATGAAATAAATTATTGGAGCACACTCATAGAAAAAGGTACACCTAACTATGATGACCTTTCTTATGTGAGCTGGGGATACTCAAATTCAGCATATACATTTAACCTTAATGCCACCACAAGT